CTACTTGACCACCAGCAGATCGGAAAACCTTGTCGTATATCGAGGCGAAAGTATTTCTCTCTTCATAACCCACTGTTGCTGGATACCCTCCCCGGCGAAGTACAGCGTTCCCCTGCCTTCCTTTGCATTCAGGAGATCCAGTACTTCCATAAGTTTCTCGCTACCGGCGAGCGGCGCGTTATCATCGAAAAGGTTGAGTTGCGCTACGCCCTGACTGAAGAAGTCACCCAGCATCACACCCGCTTTCTGGTAGCGATGGCCGTCGCGCCAGTCGACCGCAATCATGCTCTTGCATACGGCATGGTTGCGGCAACTCTTAATTACCTCCACTTTATATCCTGCTGATTTTAAATATTTTATTACAAAACCATCACACTAAGCGCACAGAAGTTAGAAATCCCTGGGCAAAAACCTATCGCAACATAATCGATCGCGAATCGATCAGTACCATCGATCAATAAACGACTTATTGATTTGTGTTACCTATCATTAATTTTGAATTGATCGTTTTTATCGATCAATAATTCTATCAGTGATAAACTGACAATCCTGCAGAATCTTCTGATTTTTACGCCCGTGAATTTATCCAACAAGCTCATTAGGAATGATTTTTATGATAAAAAATAGAATTAATGAAATAGATTTTTTACGATTTGTAGCAGCTATGGCCGTTGTTTTTTTTCACTACGCATTCCGAGGATACGCTGCTGATGGTATGTCAATAATGCCATATCCATCACTCGCACCAGTATCTAAATATGGTTTTCTTGGTGTCCAACTTTTTTTTATGATTAGTGGATTTGTTATTCTCATGTCAGCATCTCATGGAAGCATACGGAACTTTACTATATCAAGGATGGTAAGACTTTACCCTGCATTCTGGGCATGCTGTACTATTACGTTTATAGTGACGCTTGTTATTGGCGCTCCAACATATTCTGTTTCTTTTAATCAGTATATTACTAACATGACTATGTTAAATGAGTTCATCGGCATTCCATCGGTTGATGGTGCATACTGGTCATTATTTGTAGAAATGCGATTCTATGCTTTAGTCGCAATTATTTTAATTATTGGTAAGATACATCGCTCACAAGAATTAATCCTTTCATGGTTAATTATATCCATAGTTTTAGAATTGTACCCAATATGGAAACTACGTACCATTTTTATCACGAACTACTCAACATACTTTATCGCTGGGGCAACATGCTATCTCATTTACTCAAAAGGACTTTCAGCATTAAAATCTGCGATTTTGATTGCATCATTATTTCTTGCAATATATCAATCAACCAGCCAGATTATTTTTTTTGAAAATCATTATAACACTTTTATTAGCAAATATATTACATCCACCATTATCATATCATTCTATATCGCAATGATACTTATATCATTAAAGCTCACAGGTTTTATTGGTCATCAAAAATGGTTATTAATAGGCTCATTGACTTATCCCTTGTACTTGATCCATCAGAACATTGGCTATATGATTTTTAATGTTGCATATCCATCAATAAACTCTCACATAATTTTCTGGGGAACAATATTTTTAGTTATCATCGTTGCATACTGTGTACACAGATTTGTAGAAAAAAAATTATCAAAGTCAATGCGTATTTTTTTGGAATCAATAACAGATAGCAAAAAATACATTAGAATATTTAAATAACATAATTATTCAAGTGCTCTTTGTCATGAAACCATCATGCGTGAGCACTATCAATTTTCATTTAAATATCAAGTATTACATACCTGCATCTTATTCCAAGTGCTGTCACGTGGCATTTCCACACGTATGGATACAAACGAATCAGCCGGAATGTCTACAGGTTCACCGTCGGCCACGGTCTCAGTAAACACGCCTTCAATATCAGTGTTCCCTATTCTATTCTGAGCAAACGGAGGCGCTGAGGGATGAACCCGGTGATAAGTCCTGATCAACACCGAACCATCAGCATTGACTTTGTAATCCAGCCAGATGCGGGGTTGCTTGTTTCTGTCTACAGGGATTTCGAAACCGCCATCAATACCACCCCATGCCGCATCGGAGTTCAGACCAACACAGCCTGTAATCAAATATTCACCTGTGGTAACACGTTTTACACAGCATCCTTCAGCCTCCGGCATATACTCGAATGTTCCGTTGGCGAATATTTTAATCACTGGCGAGGCTGTCTTAATAAATCCATTTCCATCCACTGTCGTATTATTCGTACCGTAAACTGTCTGCCAGGCCTCAGAACCACCATCGGCATAAGAGATGAATCGAATACCATGGTTTCCAGCACCAACCGCAATAGCAGCAAATGACTGTTGCCTGTAGGCATCTCCGCCAACGCCAAAATCCCTGTCAGACATGCGAATCATCATTGCATAAGAATAAGGCCAGCCCCCCGTCCCTGTATCCAGCTTATAAACTCCAGTGGAATATTTTTTATTATAAACATCATCAATTTTTGGATTAATTCTTTTACCCAGACCAAAATCCCCGACCTTTAATACCCTCCCCGCAGTGGTATCTGTATCAGATGCGGTAATTTCTGCCGTGGCTGCACTTTTTAAACCGAGAGCACTACGGCCTCCTGTAGCATCAGTTGCTCCGAGCCCTCCTTGTCCCATACTTAGCGGTGTCGTCAGCCCAGTCAGGCTGGTAATATCGCTGTTAGCACCTTTCCCCGCCTTACCATCAAGAGTTTTCGCTATACCTCCCCATGCTGGTCCGGTAAAGGAACTTCCGTCAGGTAATCTTACTGTTGCAGTTCCGGTACCGCTGAAAATGCTTTGCCAGTTCTGTTTGTCGTAGTTCAGTCCACGCAGGGCTTCTGCACTCTGCGCCACGAGCGCGGCTGTCACCATATTGAGGGCTACGCGAGGAACAGCAGACCAGGCCGCGCCAGATTGTGTTGGCCCGGGATAATTACTGACCAGCGTCAGCGCAGTGTCACTTTCAACAGATTTTACCGGGAGCGTATAGGGAATACCGCCGACAGTAACAACAATAAAATCACCAGCAGCAAGTTCAGTTGTAAAGGCTGTGCCACTGCCAGTAACAGCATCATTGTTATTCGTAAGAGTTAAGGTTCCTGCTGACATAAATTTTTCCTCAATACATATCTGGAAGGACAATAATTGGCATATTGATATTTTGATTAAATGTCATATCAAATCTGTTGTCATTGTAATTACCAACAACCTGGTTATACGCTGAACGGATGTTTCCACCTGACATTACCACGCCCTTTTTCCTTATATTAAAATATCCATCCACTCGTCTTGACTGTGCGCCAGTGAATACTATCTGACAATATTTATCACCTATGTATTGATTATTGTCTGTTACCGTTAGTTGCTGGTCATACACAAATGGCCGCTTCACTGTTGAAAACGTCACCTGCCCAGCCGAATTAGTCATGGTAATTCCATCACCGGCTACAGGCGCGGTATTATTGAAAATTACCAGTTCCATTGTTACAGATGCGGAAACATCATCCCGTCCTGAGTAATTGATGTCTCTTACAATAATATTTGCTCCGTCAAATCCTACAGACACATTATTGTTATCCCACTTCCCGAATGGTATTCCTGATACGGGAAGCGCCATCGAGCCATTGACTGTCACCGTGCCAACGTAAGCACATGTCATTAATCTTGCCTGATTCGAAATTGCAGTGAAATCAGTAGAGTTGGAAACGAGAAGTCCTTCGTTGTAAGTAGCAGCAGGGAGAATTTCAAATACAGTTCCTGCCCAGTTTGGTATTCTTTGGTAATTCCCCTTGTTAGTTCCGTTAATGGTGACTCCACTATCACCATTTCTGGTTACTGATGTCATATATATCGGTAAAACTATCCATGTCTGATTGTCTGCGAACTCCTGAACGTCAACCGGACGTGTCGGTAAAACAAAAACTGTCGAACCAGGAGTCAACGGAGTATCGACACGAAATTGATTCGCTCCGGTACCGCTCCCTGAAAAATTGGCACAAAACGACGGGGCACGTAGCCCCGCAGTGATAGCCATTACTGGCCGACCATCATTATAATCTATCAATATTCCTTCCGGCATATCACCACCTCCCGACGACAACCCGTCCACCACCGGACAAATTGACGGTTAGACCATTGCCATTGATAACGACTGTGTTATTTGTTCCGTTAAACGCAAATGCTCCGCCATCTGCATATAGGCTTCCATGAAACTCAGCATTCCCTGATTTTGGTAATTTCCATCCACGCCCGCCCGGACCTGCTATAAAGTTTGATGACTGTAAGCTGTCAGTAATTTTTCCGAAATCAATTGAGGCATCACGGAAAAACGCATCACTGATAAACACCTGATCATTCACCACAGCAAAAGGTGAATATTGCGTATTACCGCTGCCACTCATCAGGACGAACTGGTTAGCGTTAAACCCGACACGGGTGACTACCGGCTTACCCGCTTCCGCCAGCACCGCAATCGACATCCCGGCGTTATACATCACACCGTTTATTCGAACTCCGGTTTTAAGGGTGTAAATTGCAGATGCCCCGGTCGCATCAACCACAGCGGTAAGCTTATCTTCCAGCGCGGCAGTCACATCATTGAACTGTGCCTGCACCTGCGTGGACATTTCAGCCATGGCCTTATCCACCTGCGCAATGGTCGTTTTGACCACCAGAATATCCGCGCGCACTTCGCCGTACTGCGCCCACTGATGTTCTACCGTTCCATGGGTGGCCAGCGCATTCTGCAATGCGGCTTCGAGGTTGGTATCAATGTCGCCTGTCAGGCGGTCACCGTCGGCAGACGTCAGGAAGTCATCAGCAATATCGCCCAGGTAGTCGTCAGCATTCGCATTAGATTCACCACGAACCCAGTCGGTCCAGCCTGATTCATTACCCGTTCTGTCTACCAGCTGCGCGCGATACCAGAATTCCTGCCCTGCTTTCAGCCCCATTTGCTGATAGAGCTTCTGTGGATACGGCACCGCGGCCAACAGCATTGGATTTGCCCCATCGACTGAAGCGCTGTATTGCAGTTCCGTGCTCAGGGTGTCGGCGGTATCTGCGGGGAAACCCCATGTAATGTTGATCCCAAATACGACATCCTCTGTTGCAGTTAGCCCGACAGGCTTGGGAACTTCACCGGCGCGGCCGGTAAGATGGGTCAACGCCGACGTGGCCCAAAGGCTGGACGCTCCCCCAGAGTTAATCGCACGGACGCGCACAAGGTAATCGCCCTCGAAAATGCCAGGCACTTCGATATTTCTCAACCCGGTTTCAGGTACGTTTACCCATTCGTTATTTCCGCGCTTCCACTGTGCCCGGTAGGCTATGACGTCCGACTGCAGTTTTCCGTCTTTATCAACTGGCGCATCCCATGAGGCGGTTAGCGTGGCCACGCGCTGCCCCTGGCGAACCGCATCATAGCTCGATACCATGATGTTGGTCGGCTGGCTCACGAGCCCGGTCGGAATCAGGCTTATCGGTGGAGTATCAAGACGAGCATTGTTATCAACGGCGTCGTATTTCGACGCGTTATACTCCGCACCGGTAATGGTGAAGGTGTTTTCCTCATCATCAAATTTTAGGTTCGTTACCCGGAAATACTGCAGGCGCAGCTGACCAGCATCAATTACGAATACGGCATTAGGTAATGGTGCCGCCGTGAACGGCGTGGACACGATCAACTGCGTGCCATTTACGGCCTGTATCACCCGGCTTTCAACAGTACCGCCATGGGTGCGAATCATCAGCGTATCGCCCGCGACCGCGCTGGTGCCACGGTCAGTGGTCACGGCTTTAAGCCCTGCGTTATATCCGGTGATACGCCCGCCATAAACGCGCCCTGACAGGCGTTCATCTGCAAACGCAAATACGGTACCCGGCACGAATACAAAGCCATCAAGCCCGGTCTGAAGTGTGATAATGCGGTCAAGGGAGTTGGAATACACCGCCCACCCGCCACGCCGCTGCGCCTCGCTCTCACGCGTACAACCGATCGCGGTGATTTGTGTCTGCTTAAACTTAAACTGCTTCACCAGTTCCGGAAACATCACTGCGGTGGTGCGGTCCTGGTAATGGTTATCCGGATCGCTGAAGTTAATCAGCGCGCTGGAGAAACGGTTTTTCTCACTACCACTCGAGTACACCGGCTTACCCACCACCGAGGCGCGAGTGAGGATCTGCAACTTCGTAGTGTCCGCCGGCATGTCAGAGACAACGTTGAACATGTTGTTGCCCCAGAAAGTCATTCCGTTGAAGCCCGCGGCGATATCCTTTATGACCTGCCAGGCATCAGCCTGGGACTGGATGTAAACGTCAAACATGAAGCGTGGCTCGGTACCGCTTCCGCCTTTCCCGTCCGGTACCTTCTGGTCGCAGCGTTGGGCGATGCGATAAAGCTCCCACTTATCGAGCATTTCTGGCGTCACGCGGCGGCCAAGGCCGAAACGCGGCTCTGTCAGAACATCGAACCAAATCCACGCCGGGTTGTTCGTCCAGCCCCATTTAAACGTCCCGTCCCATGTCCCGCTATAGGTCCGCGCTATTGGGTCATAGTTCGAAGGGATACGGATGATGCGCCCCTTCGGCATGCAGGAAATCTTAGGGATGTTGTTGAATGACTTCGCATTAAAGGACACGTATAGCAGCGCTGTGTGTGGGTATCGCAGGCGAGCATCGATCACCTCAGTAATCGCTTGCACCTTCGTTTTGTTCTGCAGCATCTGGCTGGTGCTGTCATCGGTGTCACGCACCACTCGAATTTGCCAGCCAGTGCTGGCTTTTGGGAGATTAATACGGTGGGTTAGTTCATAGAGCGAACTGAGCTTCTCAGTGACGGTTTTAGTCATTACTGTCGAGTAAGCGCCACCGTCCACCGCCAGATCAATATGGTACTGGACCGTAGTACCGACAATATCCCCATCGTTTTCCTGCTGCTGTAACCCAGGGATGCCAATACGTACCAACACCGCGTCAATCTGGGTGTTACTCAGTGCTCGGGTCCATGGTGTGGCCTTCGTAAGCGATACGCCGATGCTGGTCTCGTTCTCCACGGCGGGGAACCCGGGGATCGGCGCCTGCGTCTGCGTACCCGGACGAAAGTCCCAGGAGACATTCTCGAAGTTCATTGAGCCGTCGGCGTTGCCTAATGGCGTGCCGTCAAGGAAGATCCGCGTAGCATCCAGCCCACCAGCAAACTCACCTTCACCAAGCGCCAGAAGCATGCGGCAGCGCGCCATCGACTGCGCTGAATCAGGCTGTTCTACAGGCGTGTGCTGCTTCTGGCCGCCGCCCTTTCCACCAGTAATCGTTGCCATATTGCGTCCATAAAAAAAGCACCCGATTGGGTGCTAATTGAAGAGTAATAAATTCTCAGATGTCCTCGGCCACGATCCCCGCACTGATTATGGCGCCACCAATCTCGCGCTCGCCATACAGCAACGCGACCGGGTTACCCATGGCCAGGGTGTTCACTGCGCCGCCGAAGGCATAGCTTGGCTTATTGTCCGGATCATCACGTCCCTGCAGCCCTTTGGGCTGCGGCGAAAGCATCTGGTAAATGCCACCAGCCATCATTCCGATACCAGCGGAGACCATCCCCGCGCCAATGACACCTGCAGAACCAAACGTCATGCCCGTGACGACGATGCCCGCCACAACCATGACAGCACCCAATATCGTCTGGAACAACCCCGCTTTTTTTGCCCCTTCCATTACCGGTGCTATACGAATATCGGTGCTTCCAGCCAGGTTCTTAAAATCATCCGCGCCAATATTGCGCCTACCGCGAAACACCGCGAACGTCATGCCATTCTTTTTGGCGTTCAGAAGATAGCTTTCCAGCCCGTCCAGGTTGATGCAAAGCGCCTTTACAGCCTCAGCTGATGTCTGCACCGCCAGTCTGTGAACACGGCCAAACCGGGCTCCCAGCACACCGTACAATCGAATCGTGGTTAAACGCGCCATGGCTGCATCTCCTGCGGTAGCTCTTTGTGACGGACGCAGATCATCGTCCTGTCTTTGAAATAACCGCGCGCATACGGCGTGATGCATGATGGCTGGCCGTACAGGTGGTGCAAAAGCTCGCCCTCTTCGGTGATGATCCCCGCGTGGTTCCACTTGTCGGACTCGACCTGCATGATTACCATGCACCCGGGCCCGGGTTCGCATTCGATAAACCCTTCCTGCTCCCAGTTATCGAAATAGAGGTTGTCCGGGTACTGGCTTTCCCACCACGGATAATCCACGCGGAAATCATTCAGCATGACACCCTGTGTGGCGTGCCAGTCCATGACCAACCCCCAGCAGTCGTGTGAGCCCAGAATGAACGGGCGGCCAATTAGCGGGATCGCATCAGGGGTGATCTCAGCGTACTCATCACAGTCCGGCGCGTAGATGCCCCAGACCACACCGGAGTTATTGCACTGCTGGCGATCGAGGTCAGACGGGATAGGCCGTGCGCCATCGCCCGAATGGGAATGAATGACGCGGATAATGGTTCCTGCATCCTCAGCGTTCGCCCAGTGTTCTCCGTCGATTCTGAAATGCTCGGTTGGATTTTCGTGGCTGTTCGGCACCGGGATATAGCGCTGGCGACGACCCGACTGAATAACGAAGCCACAGCACTCGCGCGGGGACTCATCCAGCGCATGTGCCCGGATAGCTGCCATTATGGTTTTGTTCATTGGATTGTCCGGTTATTGGGTGAAGAGAACGGTTGCCGGGAAGCCGCCAAAATCGAGAATTGCAGCGTTGGGCTCTGACTGGCCAGCCCCAAATCGTTTACGGCAGTCACTAAGACAACCACCGCACACATCAAGAGCAGGATCCGAAACCTGGTTCCCTTTCGCGTCGAAATACGCTGTGCCGTTATAAGTGCACCCATCGCCGCTACGGTACTGACCGCGCAGGGACCACTCACATAGCGATGTAATTTGTCGGGTGGGGATCACTAAGCTCTGCAAATCGGCCGGACTGCTGAGTGCCCAAGTGACCACCTCGTCGTCTTCTGAGGTTTTGGTGTCCAGCCAGAACGCCTGAAGAGTAAACATTGACGAATCAGCTGTAGGGTTTACGCCGCTAGGGTAATTCACGGCATCGAGATAAACCGCATACGTGTCGATAATGCTGACTTTGGCATTAACCATGTCTTTAAATTGCAGGCATAGCGCCGTGATATGACCGTCGAGGTTGGAAACGCTCAGTGTCGGCTCTGCCGCCTGATCTGTTGAAAGCTCCAGGCCCGCAACCTGAAACGGCCAGAAATCGTAGGTATCACCACCGAATACGATTGGCTTTGGTCCGAGCTTTTCTTCATCACCATTGGCAGCGTCGATCTCGTCCGGTGTATGGGGGAAAGGTGCGTAGTGGAATCGGTGAATCCCACCACTAAACTCTGAGGCGTCAACTTTAACCAGGCGTACTCTGCCACCCGGCGCCAGCATCGCCGCCTGATCGACTAATGCCATTATGCGTACACTCCGTAAGCCCGTTTTATGGTGAATGTCAGCTCAGCAAACTTGCTGCTGATCTGATTTTTCCGCACGGAATCTGCGACTACCCTATAGAGCCCCTTCGCTTCGCCGGGCGGCGTGATGATAAAAGCTTTAACGGTATGAGCCAGAAGGAAGTCGCGCACTGCGTTTACCTCAGACTCACTGCCAACGTGTTTCATTGGCACCTGGATTGCCGTGGAGTTGATGCCGTTCTCGGCTACCTGTTCGTAGCCATCGCCAAACTGCGCTGCACGCACTGTTTGACTATATTCAATCGCGCCAGCACCGAGCTGCGAGCGCCAGCTGTAGGTTTCAACCGCCATATTTACTCCAAAAAAAAGCCTCGCATTAGCGAGGCTGTAATACTGTTTGGTTGCCCTGGGTGGGCCTGGGTTCATTTCTTACCAGGAAATAAAATTACGTTTGTCATGTCAGGCTCTTCATCAACAGCGTCTTTATATTGCCTGAACAACGAAAGGCCAATTTCAAGTTCTGCGCAGAGCACTGTGCGATTACCATCAAATCCTTGAGGTGATACAAGGCCGATGTTTTCCATTAGTTCAACAAGTTGTCCTGCCCGGTTGTACCCTATTCGAAAATTTCGCTGAATGCCCGATATGGAAACCTTCTGATTGATAACAACCCACTCGATTGCGGGTTCGATCAAAGGATCATCAAAGTAATTATCCATAAACAGATTACTCCGAAGGGGTTGGGCCACAGCGGCTGACATAAGAGTTTCCGTCGAGATCTATCCACGATTCATCTCTTCCATCGGGATAAATAGCTTTTTCTCCTACTTCATAACTCACACCTTTGGAAAACATCCCTTTCGAGGTCATCTTTAGATGAACATAAAAAGGATGATATCCAACATACGCACCAAACCCATTTTTTCCAGCGACCCTGCCACATACGAAACCAGTGACAACATCCCCGGACTCCTGGTTTTTGTCCATGTTGAACCTAACCATTTTAAACTTGGCGCTATCCGGGTCCATCAACCCATTTGCAATTTCTTGCTGCCCAAGTTGAAGTGCTTTTTCCTCTGAAGGTTTACACGCAGCAAGTGCGATGCAGGCTAAGCTTAAGCAAATAATTTTTTTCACAATCATCCCCTGACTATCATATTTTTTCTAATAATAACCAGGGGATATGAGAATGTAACGCGATGAGCTGATATTACTTTTTCACAAAGTTCCCGCCGATAGCTCCATCATCTCTGATGGCTCGGATGATGCCTTCCTGTACGTATTGCTTCATCCTCTCCGCTAACGCCCGGGCTGCCGCATCGCCCCCCCCGCTAGTATTTGCTGTCGCGTTACCTTTGTTATCGACGTAGATATCCACGTTGATTTGATGCCCAGAACCACCAGCGCCATCCGCCCTCACACCGAGACGCCCCGCAGAATCACGAGTTAACGGCATGATTGCTTCAGCTCCAGCCTCTGCGAAGACTCCGCCTTTCGCAAACTTAGATGCGCCCTGGAAGGTGAAATACTGAGGAGTATCGTAAACACCGTTCACATACTTACCAAGGTCAGGAGAGTCATAGACACCACCTTTAGCATTGAAGGTTACGCCAGCAGCGGCGTTTGCATATGACCCACCAGGAGTGCTGCCACCGCCAATGCCACCGCTTATCCATCCCATTGCTGCCTGTACCGCATAGGCGACCAGTAACCGGTTGGTCACCTCGGCGATCATCTTTAACATGGATTTTGTGAATTCTTTGAGGCTGGCAGTACCAGTTGTGACCAAACTGGTCAGCATGTCGGAAAGGCCACTGAATGTGGATCCAGCCACGTTACGCATTGCTTCGAATGTGTTAGTTGCAGAATCCGCATAATCAGCCCATCCGCGCTTTGCTCCAGCCTGCCAATTGCTGCGAAGTTCGTCTTCCTTCCGGTATGTCTCTTCCTGCTGAGCCAAAACTTTTTTTTGCGCGTCAGGATTGAAGGCATAGGTCTCAGACAAACGCTGACGTGTTGCCGCCCGCTCTGCTTCTCTGGTTGAAGTCCCTTCAGCTGCCGCATCAATTTCTGCTTGCTTAGCTGCCTGCTGCTGAGCAAATTTGGTCGCCTGATCGGCAAGAGCATTCAGTTTCTGCTGCCTTGCAATCTGATCGCCCAATGCGGCATTAATATCAGCCTGCGCGAGAAGTTTATCCTTATTGGCGAGCAGTGACTTCTCATCTATGGTAAGCGCACGGCCTTTTGGATCATTTGCCGTTGCCTCGAGAATACTGATTTTGGAAATCAGTTCCCATTGCTGCTTACGCTGCTGACTGATTACATCGTTAATATCACGATGTTCTTGAAGCGTTTTCAGCTGCGCTTGCAGAGCTAAAGTCTCAGCACTGTAAGTTTCGGTTGAGCGATCACCTGCAGACACCTTAACGGCCGGAGTTTTGGGCGTTTTATTTGGGTGAAACTGCTTGTTTATCGCGTCAACTGCCTGTTGGCGTTGTTGATCACTCCATTTATCAGGAGCAAGTGCGACATTTTTCCATAATTCAGAAAGGGCTTTACTGCGTTTCTCTTGCCAGGTGGCAGATTGCTCTAGGATGCGGTTTCTATAAATCAGCGCATCGGTGCGCTTATTATCAACCTCTATACCTTTTTGAACAGAAACATTGATATCTTCCTGAAGCTGTGCGGCTTGCTGAAGTGGCCCTATCTGCGCCTTCAAAGCGCTTATCGCAGATAATTGTGCTTTCCTACGAGCGTCATACTCCTGATCATTACTGCTCGTATCATAGCTGTACCCATAGCCTTGGCGCTGCATTTCTGGAAGCAGTGCCTTTTCTCGCTCAGCCAGCTCTGCCTGCATTTTTCGAAGCATATCATTTGGAGCATCAGGGCGACCGATATTCAGAAGCTCGTCCCACATCCCCTTGAGTGCTTTACTGACGCTACCAGCAGCCCTCTCGATTAATCCCATATTGTCGAGAATTTGCTGACTTCGCTTCTGCTCAGCCTGGCTGTAGGCTTTGGCTGCCGCTTCCGCTGCGTCCTCTTTTTCACCGCGACGCTCCAGTGACGATATGTAGTCGTATTGCGAAGATGTCAGAAAGTGAAGGGTCGAATTAAGATCTTCTGCCGCCTTGGTTGGGCTGGCATATAGTTTTTGGAAGTTCTTAATAGTGGCATCTACAGACTGACCAGTGGCCTCCTGCATAGCCAACGCTGCTCTGGTGACTGTTTCTAGCTGATCGGTTTTAAACGTACCGGCCCCAACCACCTCTGCGAGCGTACGAGCAGCTGCGGCAACTTTACCGCTTGAACCACCAATTTTTTGGGCCAGGTCTGTCAGCTGGCTCGCCGATTTAGCAGAATAATTTCCGGTTAATATGAGCTGCTTATTAAACTCCCCAGCTTCTTGGATGCCTTTGTACCAAGCTACAGCTATTGCCCCAAGCCCAACCACTAGGCCGCCGATCCCCACCGTCACCGGATTAATGAAACCAATCAGGGTGCGTAAGTAATCGCCTACACCAGTCAGCGCGCCCTTGACTCCACCGAACTGGTCTTTAATCTGCCCGCCCTGTTGCAGCAGGATCAGGAACGGCGACTGCCCCCCAGCCAGCTGTGTGGCGATATCGGTGAATTGCGCCGGAAGCGTGCGCATTGCTGCGCTGTACTGACCGACGGAGATTCCAGCGCGGCGGGCCGCCGCCTCTTGGCGGGATAGTGCCTCTGGGAGAGCGTCAGCCACGCCAGAGAGGCGTTCGCGGGTTTGGCTGAGAATGCTATTGAAGTGCTCGAACTGCGCGCCGTTAATGCGCCCTGCTTCGAAATGGGCCACCAGCTGTGCGTGCTGTTCATCCAGCGAGTTGAACGCACGAATCGTCGGGTCGATTGAGCCCAACAGGTTCTTCAGCGCGGCTGATTGCTTCTCTGCCGCCTGAGTGGCCGCCAGTTCTGCCTGGGCGCGCGCCGCGGCTTCTCCGGTATCAGTCAGCTTGAGGCGGGTGTCGTCCAGGATTTTGTTGTAAGCCTGAAAGGTATCGGTATCAAGGAATCCTTTGGCCTGGAATTTCCGCAGTGATTCTTGCTGCTCATCAAGGCGGTTTAAGGCCTTGGTAACCGGGTCGATATTCTCCAGCAGCCCTTTGAGCGCGTTCTGCTGCTCCTTGAGGCCTTCACTGCCTTGCTTCGCAGATTCAGCGCCAGCGCGGAACACGCTATTCAGATCATCTGCTTTATCTACGGCACCGGCCACCGCTTGGCCGAGTTTATCCAGTTCGTTGCTGGCTGTTTTCAGGTCAGAAACATCGGCCCGCAAAGTAATCGAGGCGATCTGGTCTGTCATTATTTCGTCTCCTTATGCATTACCTTGAGAGCCTCGCTTTCCATAATTTGAAGATCAGCCATGCAGGCCGCCGCATCCTCAACCCCGTGTAACTCGAACATCCAGGGGAGAACGTTGTAATCAAGGCCGGTCGCCCCGCTCGCGCCGACTCGCCACTGGGTCGCCAGGGAAGAGAAGATGGTGAAGGACCTCCACACCGAGGGCAGGATCCCCACCTCTTCCTCCACGTCCTCAGGCGTCAAACCAAAAGCGCTCAGCTCCGCAAGCGTCGGTCCCGGCGTATACAATGCTGCGGCGACCTGCCTCAGTTTTTTTCGCGGATACCCATCAGTTCTTTGGTGTATGCCAGACCGATGCTGTCGAACGCGCGTGGATAGTTCCGCAGAAGGACAATAACGTTTTCGCGGTTGTACTCATCTGGAAGCGCCCACCCCTCGACAATTTCCATGAGGTAGTCCGCCTGCGGCTCGATAGCATCCTTTTTACCCTCGGCGGCCTTTTGCAGTTCCTCATCCATGGAGCGCAGTTCTTCCAGCGTCTTATGGCGGAAAGTGAACGTCAGCTTGCCGTCTTCAGCGCCGGCGCGCGGAATGCTCGCGGTCACAGAAAAAGTTGGGTTGGGGATTAGGGAAAATTTGGTCATTTCGGTTCCTTAGAAAAACAAAAACCCGCAGAAGCGGGTTGAATAAAAGAATAAGTCAGGAGGATTTTAGCGGTTGTACAGTAGGCCGCCTGGCTTCAGCGCGTTGCGGATAGCATCGTTTACAGCATCGTGCATCGCTTGTTGCAAACCGGTGAGTGAGGCTTTTTGTGCATCGATGTTTACTTGCATTGCCGTGAACATATCGCTTTCACGTACAGCATCAATGATGGCTTGCGTCATTTCATCGCCAAGCTTAATCTTCACCTTCGTGGCTGATGCCACGGCGTGTCCGACGATAGATTGAGCGGCTCCATGCACATGAAAGCGATCAGCTTTAAACACTATCTTGCTCTGGTCGCCTTCAACACCGAGAGCCATGCTGGCAGCGTAATGTTTGCTGTTGCCCCCGTTAACCTTCAAGCTGTAGTTCGCAGAAACAATTCCATTACCAATTACGGCATCCTTGATGAATACCTGTCCGTCCTTCAGGGAAAATGGAGATAACTCAGCAAGCCCCTTGCCAAATTCCTTCGTCAGACGTTTATGCTTAATGTATTCAACAGCATCGCGAATTTCGTCAGAAGTGTATTCCCCTTGAATAGCAACCCAGCGACTATCCATGAAGGCCACCGCCGTTTTTTCACGTTCTGCATTTCCAAGCTGCTCATAATGTCGAGCCAGTGCTGTATCAAGAGCATCCGCAATAATTTTTTCACCCATTATTGATTTCCTTTAGACGTGAGCTTGTCGCACGGTAAAGCCGCCGAAAGTAATCGGTTTGCCCAGGCTCACAGATGAAAGACTTTCTTCGATGTGCGCGTGCGATGCGCATAAAAAAGCCCGGTGTACCGGGCTCGAGTGGTTAGCTGACAGTGACGGTGCAAGCAGCTGAGGTGAGGGTCTTGCCCGCGGCGTCGGTGACTTCGCAGGTGTAGACACCAGCATCGCCGGATGCGACAGATGGAATGTTGAACGTCGAGGCGGTTTTGCCCGGAATGGCGGAGCTTCCTTTCTTCCACACGTAGGTGTAAGGGGCGGAGCCGCCTTGCATAACGACGGCTAAATCTAGCGCATCTCCAACACTAACTGATTTGGTTGATGGCAGATCGGTCAGGAACGCCAGCGGCGTAACGGATGAATCGGCGATCGGGTAAATCTGCATATCCGATTCGAAGTTCATACGCGCTTCGTTGCTCTCCACGGCGTTGATTTCGGTCTTAGGCACCTTCTGGAAAGACACTTTGGCAGAGTAATAACGGTCTGCTTTGCCGCGCGGGTTATGGAACCACACAGCAGTGGTGTCGCTGGATTCGTCAAGTTCACTCAGACGCTTGTAAATTGCCAGCAGCGGATCGTGTGCGAAGGTGTAGACCTGCACCACGGCGTTTTTGAAGGTCGGGATGGTACGGGCCTTATCGTCTTCCAGGAACTGCACGCTGATCGTCTGCTGGTCACCACCCTCAGTGGAGAGGGTCATCACCTGCGGCATGGTGATCCACGTGTCGATTTTACGCAGCGTCCCCGCGCCAGTGCCTGCCGGGAATTTGGTGGTGTCAGAGGTATCGAACGAATCCAGCACGATTTTGGTACCGGCTACGGATTTAACGCGTAGCACCATATTATCGAGTTTTAGCCAGCCGGAGCTCACCTGCACTACATCGCCCGCCAGGATGCCAGCGGCAGATGCAACAGTCAGTTCGCATTCAGTAGCGTTAGAGGCTGCGGTAAAGGTGATGGGAGCCTGATAGGCCTTGGCCACGTTCACACGCGAGCCGTTAGGGATTGCGAATGCCATAGCACTCTCCTGAATTTAGGTAATAAAAAACCCGCTGGGAGGCGGGTCAGTAATCAGCGCGGTACTGCATGCTGACAGGGGTGGTGTAGGTGATAGAGCCGGTAGTGCCGTTGGGTGATGATGTGGGGCGATCCTGTATAGGTTGGCGCACCTGCGGCGGGCCATTGATATAAACGGTCAGGTCACCATCCACCAGCGGCAGCCCTTCGGGAAAAGCATCTGCGACAGACTTTGTCAGCCCTCTGGCCAGGGTCACGCCGCTACCTGCTGGTGCAATGATATTGAGCTGGAGAATGCCCTGGTAAGTACGCAACTGACCTTCCAGGTCCTGCCCCACGGTTTGCGCAGGTAGGACATAAACGCGCCCGTAAGGGGCATCATCAGGCGGGGTAAAAGCGATGTTAGGCCAGGCGATCGGCAATCCGAGCGACTCAGCGATGATCGCCACCCGGCTCTCCAGCAATTCAGCAATTCGCATGGACTGGTCACCGGCCATTGCGCACCTCGTTCATTGCCTCACGGAAGTATTGGGCTGCATCCAATGCGGTCAACGCGACCATACCGCCGGGCGCCTGGTTTGAATGTCCGTTCTCCAGTGCCTGGGCATATGGCAGGTTGTTAGTGAAGTAAATCGTGCTCACTTGCCCTACTCTGAACACCTCAAGCACCGCCAGACCGCGGGAGTTTGAACCCTGCCCCGAAGCGTCCGGGGTATCGTTCGTCTCTGTTGGCTGGCTATCGAACCCGACATACCAGTTGTTCTTGAACCGACCACCGACATAACCCTCGGGCTTTTTGATGTCCATCGAGTCGTTTACACGCAAACCACGCTTAAGTCGTCCCGATTTGGTCAGGTTGGCAGGATCATCGCGAAGGGCAGCATTGTGTTCACGCACTGCATTGTTATAAGCAGAGGCCGTTTGGTTCACTTGCCAGGTCTCTGGCTGCCCGACTGGTGACATCTCCACCAATCTCCCCAGGATTTTGATACCCGTCCGGCGCACCGCCTCGTCAATCTCCTGCTTTGAGCCATCAACGAACAGCTGAATAGCAGCCAGGAACGGCTGATTTACGGAACTGGTCATATCAGGTCCTTAGCTGGATGTTATAGGAGATCAACACGTCTGCCGGCTTAACCGGATTCGGCTGTACCACGCGCCACTTTTGGCCGTCGATATCAATGATGTCACCGATGCGCACCTCAGTTTCAAACGTGGCCGCCAGCTTCTTATCGCCTGTAGCAATCAGAGAGCCGTCGATTTCACGAGTGGAATATTCAGTGATAACGCCGGTAACGTTCGCGATAACAGGCTCGGTGGTAATCTCTTTCCCGTACTGATCGCGGGTGGTGGTTCCGCCTCGGGTCAGTTGGTAGGATTTGCCGTTATCCTTCAGGAGCCGCGTTGCCGTAGCGCGCATGCGGCGATAGTCGATTGCCATGCTACCCCCTTTCGACCCTGACTTGGTTGCCGCCCACTACAAGCCCGCGCAGTGCGGAATAGAACCATGGGAATGACGGAGAAGCTTTATTAGTTCCCGGCTCATACTGGACTGTTACCGCACCCTCGACGCGCTCCATCGTCACCGCCCCACCGCCAGCGACCGACGGGGTGAGGTCAATCTCCTGCGACTCGATAGCCAGGCGGCATTGAGCATCAATCAGGCGCTGTGGAATCGCATCATTCGGCAGGTCAACACCATCGAAGCGCACGCCGGAACGCGGCCAGGATAGAGGCTGTGATGCGCTTGAACGCTGACCGCGCCAGGTCTTCCCTTCCAGAAAGTCCATAGCCTGCATCAGCATCTGCCCGCACTCACCATTATCTGCAGGTATGCTATACCCGCGCCCGGCGGCAAATGCCCGCAGGTCTGACACGCTGGCGTAGCTATTGAAGCCTGGAGAGTTGGGATCGGCAACCAACATGGTTATTCCTCCAGACGCCAGTCCAGCGCGAGCCAGTTATCCACTTCATCAGGATGAACATCTGCGCGCAGCGGGCCGCCAGGGAATTCTGGGGTGTCACGTACCATGACTGCCAGCTCAATACCCTGCTGTTCCTGCTGCTGTTCCTGCTGCTGTTCCTGCTGCTGTTCCTGCTGCTGTTCCTGCTGCTGTTCCTGCTGCTGTTCCTGCTGCTGTTCCTGCTGCTGTTCCTGCTGCTGTTCCTGCTGCTGTTCCTGCTGCTGTTCCTGCTGCTGTTCCTGCTGCTGTTCCTGCTGCTGTTCCTGCTGCTGTTCCTGCTGCTGTTCCTGCTG